AGAACGAAGAGCTACTGATTGATGCTGTTTTTGGTGCAACCTTTGCTCAGGGAACAAATGATAACCTAACGGCTATCGCAACAGCAAGACAGGATTGTGTTGCAATTTGTGCTCTTGGTGTCACTCAGGATGTTGGAACAAATACATCAAAGGTTGCACTACCATCCGCAGCATCTGGCGATAAGTTCACATTTTATGTTGCTGGTCAGAAAATGCACCTTACTGACTCTAGAACATTTAGAGTAAAGAAGGATGAAGATCAGAACCTATTACAGAGCACACCATTATCTGCCGATGCTGCTGGGTGCTTTGCTAGAACTGATACTGTTGCAAATGTCTGGCAATCTCCCGCAGGGTTTAGTCGAGGCAGAATTCTTGATGTTGTTCGACTTGAAACACCAATGTCGCCCACCAGCGCACAAACGCTTTACGCCAATAAAATTAATCCAGTTCGAACTTTCCCCGGTGAAGGTACCTTCTTGTTTGGAGATAAAACAAGAAGACAAACAGCAGAACATGTTAACTTTACTCATGTAAATGTTACTCGACTGTTTGTTCTTTTACGCAATAGAATTACTGCATGTGCTAGACAAACACTGTTCGAAATTAATAATGGTGATACTAGAGCCAGATTTATTGGAAAGGTAATGGGCATACTAAGGGGTATTCAATCCTCTGGTGGTCTAGTTGATTATAGAATAGTATGTGACGAAACAAATAACACAACAGAAGTAATAGATAGCAATTCGTTTGTAGCGGATATATACATTAAACCCGTGAAGAGCATTCAGACCATACGTCTTAGGTTCACTAATAAGAATGATTCCGACGCAATAAACGTAGATGAAACTTAAAAGAGGAGTAAGATAAATGGCAGAAAACTTAGATACATTCATTGCAGCGTTCAACGGCGGATCTCGTGCTCACAGATACAAGATGTCCGATTGTCCGTTTCCCGACACGGTTGGCATTCCCGAAGAACTAAAGGTTGATCGATTTCACGTAAGAGCATTTGAGATTCCTCCAAGTCAAGTAAACCCCATAAGAATTCCATATAGAGGAAGGATTCTTAAGTGGGCTGGTGACAGGCTGTATTTCCCTTGGACAATCAGAATATTGGATGAAGAGGGCAATAAAAGTGCCATAGACACCCTGTGGAAAGCATTCCATAAATGGAGTGATTACATCAATACACACCAGACTAATATCCACAATACCCCTGGCGGCTTAGAATTTGAGAATTGGACCGCTAACTGGACATTTGATCAAGTGAATGGTAAGGAGGACTCCGCGGATGGGGGTGGGAACACAATAAAGACAATAAATCTTTTTGGTTTGTGGCCAACCACAATAGGACCAATTGGTCTTGATGCAAACTCAATAGATCAGGTTGTAGAATTCACTGTTACATTTGAGTATCAATACTACACGATTGGTAACAATGTCACCGACCCAGGCGGTGGGGATTCCGAAGGCCTTCGGGACAGCAGAAATAGTAACAGTAGTTCTAGCTCATCGTCGGGAACCAGAGGGTATTAAATTTAAATTGAAACTATTTTATATTATTGGAGAATTAAATGGCAATTGACTTATTTGGTTTTACTATCGGTAGAACCACAAAAAATGATGCTGTAGAGGAAATTCCAAAGGAGGAACAATCATTTGTTTCTCCTGATGAGTATGATGGTGCGTACACCTACGACACAGGATCTTATTTTGGTGGAATATTTGGATCTTCTGTGGACTTTACTGGTAGTGCTCGTGATGAAAACTCGATGGTAGCACAATATAGAAGCGTTGCTCTTTATCCAGAATGTGACAATGCAATTGAAGATATTTGTAATGATGCCATTGTTATGGGATCAGATAGAAAACCAGTTAAATTAGATCTTGATAGGATTTCTTTATCAGATAATATTAAAAATAAAATATACGAAGAGTTTGATAATATTCTAAGACTTATGAATTTTTCAAATAGAGCGTATGAAGTTTTTAGAAGATGGTATGTCGATTCTAAACTGTTTTATCATATTGTAATTAATACCAAAGATCCATCAAAGGGTATTATAGAACTTCGTCCTATTGACCCCGTTAAAATTAAAAAAGTTCGTAAGATAATTAAAAATACTTCAAATAATGGAGGGGTAAATAAAACTATCCCAATGGTAGAAGGTATTGAGGAGTATTACGTATATACTGACACAGATAAGGACTCCCAATACAACACATCATCAACTGGAATTAAAATATCAAAAGATTCAATTGCCTATGCTAACTCTGGTCTTTTTGACGCATCATCTAAGCGTGTGGTGGGCTACCTACAAAAATCAATTCGTCCAGTGAACATGCTTCGCCAAATAGAGGATGCGGTAGTTGTATACAGAATATCTAGAGCACCCGAAAGAAGAATATTTTATATTGATGTCGGTAACCTCCCCAAGCAAAAGGCAGAGCAGTATCTTAGAGAAATTTCTCAAAAATATAGAACCAAGATGATTTATGACCAGAACACTGGTGAAATTCAAGATCAAAGAAAGCATATGTCCATGTTGGAAGACTATTGGCTTCCACGAAGAGAGGGTGGTAGAGGCACAGAGATTAGCACACTCTCCGGTGGACAAAATCTAGGACGAATGGAAGATGTAGAATATCTTCTTCGTAAGGTATATAACTCTCTGAATATTCCAATTACTCGAATGTATCCAGATACTGGATTCAACATGGGTAGAGCAGCAGAAATTACAAGAGATGAAGTAAAGTTTTACAAGTATATTGAAAGACTACGAACCAGATTTGCAACAATATTTATAGATTTGCTTAAAGTTCAGTGTGTTCTTAAGGGAATTATGACTGAAAATGACTGGAATTATATCCACCAAGATATTCAGTTTATTTTTAATCGGGACTCTTACTTCACCGAACTAAAAGAAAACGAAATATTATCAAACAGATTACAGATGCTTGGTGCAGTTCAACCTTTAATTGGTACTTACTTCTCTGAAAATTATGTTAAGAAAAATATTCTCAGAATGGATGACCAAGAAATTAGTCAGATGAATTCTGAAATTAGAAAAGAGCAAGAGGCAATAATGGCTGCTCAAGCTGCACAGGCACAACAGATGCTACCGCCCCCACCTCCGGAGGGAGAACAGTCTGAGGAAGAAGCTGAGAGATAACAATGAAGGACAGGCCATCTTTAAAATTAATGAGATCACTTATGGAAAGTGATAGTAATGAGTTTGGAAAAAACTGTAAGGACTCTTTACGTGATATTGTATTAAATAAAACTTCCAACCATCACTTAAATTTTGTTGAAAGTATTTTTAAGGCAGAAAAAAAGATACATATCAAAGAAGAAATGAATGATGATGTACTATCTCTTTTAAATACATGTAAAAATCAAAATAGCAATATTAGTGTCATTTTGGAAGACAATACAGAGGTAATTTTAAAACCTCATGATACTAGACAGATTTTTAAAGTGTTTGATAGATTAAATGAAAATAATCAAGTGAAATTAATTAACAATTTAATTAAAAGTAGGACAAATTTTACAAACACAATAAATTTCTGTAACAAAATAAGGAATTAATCAAGGAAAGGTTTCCCGATGTCTAAAAGTGTCGAAATAATTAAAAACTTAGCTGAAGATAAACTTGTCACAGCAAAAAAGATTACCGAAAGCTATTTAAATGATATTCTCTCACAGGCTCTAAGAAAAGAGTATGAGAATGTAGCACCAACTATGTTTACTAATTCAGAAGATTCCACCGAATAATAGAAAGAGGATTTCCATGAAGTTAATTACAGAAGTGAATGAAGATGTTGAACTTGTTGTCGAAAATAACGGTGACGTAAGGGATCATTTTATTCATGGTGTCTTCATGCAAGGTGGTGTTAAAAATAAAAATGGTCGCATTTATCCACTAGAAAGTTTAAACGAAGCGATTAGTAAGTATGATAAAGATTATGTTCAAAAAAGAAGAGCTTTGGGAGAACTAAATCATCCAGACGGTCCTACCGTAAACCTAGATAAGGTTTCACATATGGTTGAAAGTTTACACCCAGAGGGAAATAATTACATTGGTAGAGCTAAAATTTTAAATACCCCAATGGGTAAAATTGTCAAAGGTCTTTTGGACGAGGGAACCTCACTGGGAGTATCATCTCGTGGTATGGGATCTTTAAAGTCAAAAAACGGTGTCAATGAAGTTCAAAAAGATTTTATCCTATCCGCAGTCGATATCGTTGCAGACCCATCAGCACCCGATGCGTTTGTTAATGGTATTCTTGAAGGTAAGGAATGGATCTGGGATAATGGTCTTCTTAAAGAGCAACAAATTGCTAAATACGAAAAGAAAATTAAAAAAATCTCATCTAGAAAACTAGAAGAGAGGACACTAAATCTGTTCAGAGATTTCCTCTCAAATTTATGAAAATATATATAGAAAGAACATATGTTACACGCATTATAAGGAATACCAAAGGAGCCTCCAAAAATGCCTTCCCATTACAATAAAAAGCGAAAGAAAGAGTTCGTTCAGGACGAATATCAGGATGAAGACATGCATGAAGATATGCATGACGAAGAAGAGAGAGAAGACGAGGAATCATCTGTGGATGCAGGTGGAACTGAAGGAATGATGGTTGGTGCTGCCCAAGACTTCGCCGCAGGAGAGCAAAGGGGCTCTTTTGATACCTCTGGTCGAGGAGTTTTTGCCGCAGGTACCGAGGTTATTCCCGATGATGCATACATCAGAAACCAACAAAGTATTGCCGGTTTTGGTGCTATGGCTCCCCGTATGGAGAGTTCAGAAGCTGAAAGTTGTCTAAACGCCCTGTTTGAGGGCCAGGATCTCAGCGATGAATTCAAGCACAGAGCCGCAACCATTTTTGAAGCCGCGTTTAACGAGAAGATTTCAGAATTTGCAGAAAATATAGACTCTGTTTATAGAGAGCAAACTGAACAAATTACCGAAAATTTAGTTTCCGGGTTTGCAAGCAAGTTAGATGATTATCTTTCATACGTCGTTGAAGAGTGGATGCAGGAAAATGAACTTGCTGTCGAGCGAGGAATCAAGACTGATATTGCAGAATCATTCATCGGTGGTCTAAAAAATCTATTCGAAGCACATTATGTTAGTGTGCCCGATGAACGTTATGATGTTTTAGATGATTTGTTTGAAGCAAATGAAACTCTTCAAAATGAACTAAATGAGCAGATTCAAACAAACATCACTTTAAATTCTGAAATTGGTTCATATCAAAAGTCCCAATTGTTTGAGCATCACGCACAAGATTTAGCTGCAACTGATAAAGAGCGTTTTGCATCTTTAGCAGAATCAGTTTCATACGTAGACGCACAGGATTTTAACAATAAGTTACACGAGATTAAGGAATCATATTTCCAAAATCAATCAATTCCTGCTGCATTACCTCCTCAGCAATTGTTAGAGGAGACTACAAATCAACAGATTTCTACAGGTACTCCAATGGATGCCTATGTTAACACAATTTCACATCAAAATCGAATTAAATAACCTTAAGGAAAAAACTTATGAATTTCGAAGATACAACTCCATACGATCAGCTATGTGAGAAGTGGGACCCTCTCTTAGAGCACAACGCACTTCCATCAATTGGTGATTCGTATAAGAAGAAGGTCACTGCTGTCCTTCTTGAAAACCAAGAAAAGGCTCTTAAGGAGCAATACATTCAGGAAGCTGCTCCCACTAATGCAATGGGTGGCACCTTCTTCGACCCACAGGTCGGTTCAGCCGGTAAGTTAGCAGGTTACGATCCCGTTCTTATCAGTCTCGTTCGTCGTTCTATGCCTAACTTAATGGCTTATGACATCGCTGGTGTTCAGCCCATGAGCGCACCCACTGGTCTCATCTTTGCTATGCGTGCTCGTTATAACCAGCAAGCGGCCGCTAACTCAGGAACTAACTCCGAGGCTCTCGCAAGAGAGGGTAGAGAAGCTCTCTATCAGGAAGCAATGGCTAAGTTCTCCGGTGCAGGTAACACCGCTGGTGGTGCCGCTGCTGGTTGGACTGCTGGCGTAAACCCAACTGGTCTTAACTTTGCTAACACTGGTGCAACATATGCTGATGGCCGTACTGCTACACTCTTCGGTGATGCTTTCAGGGGTCTGCTAACCAGTAATGCGGAAGGTCTTTCTGGTACTGGTACTCAGGGTACTGATAAGTTCCAGCAAATGGCATTCAACATCGACCGCGTTGCTGTTGAAGCAAGATCCCGTGCGCTCAAGGCTGAATACAGCACTGAACTTGCACAGGACCTCAAGGCTGTTCACGGACTCGATGCAGAGACTGAGCTTGCTAATATTCTTAGCACCGAGATTCTTGCAGAAATCAACCGTGAACTCGTTCGTACCATCTACTGGGGTGCGAAGCTCGGTTGTCAGCAGGGTGATCTCGCTGGTTCGCCAATCTCTTCTGCTGATCAGTCATCAGCGGCAGCAAGAGGTGTTGGTGGTGTATATGACCTCAACGTTGACTCTGATGGTCGTTGGAGTGCAGAACGCTTCCGTGGACTCATGTTCCAGATTGAGCGTGAAGCTAACATCATCGCTAAGGAAACTCGCCGTGGTAAGGGTAACTTCATCGTCTGCTCGTCGGATGTTGCAAGTGCTCTCGCAATGGGTGGCTTCCTTAACATCTCCCCAGCAATCAACGAGCAACTCGCTGTTGATGACACTGGTAACACCTTCGCGGGTATCCTCAATGGTAAGATGAGAGTCTACATTGATCCATACTCCGGTGTCGGTGGTGGTGATGGTGATACTGCTGCAACCGCTGGTCTTGACTTCGTTACTGTCGGTTATAAGGGCATGAGTCCTTATGACGCTGGTATGTTCTACTGCCCATACGTTCCCCTCCAGATGGTGCGTGCGGTTGATCAGAACACCTTCCAGCCCAAGATCGGATTCAAGACTCGTTACGGAATGGTTCGTAACCCGTTTGCAGATCCCGCCGGTTCTGGTGACGTTACTAGCAAGGGTACTAATATGTACTACAGACTCTTCGCAGTCAAGAACCTTCACGGTAACAACGCTAACCTCCTTAGCTCCTCCTAATAGTAGCTTCTGGTTAGTTAGAATCAAAATAAGCATCGAGGGCCTTCGGGCCCTCGATGTTTTTTTATACATATAGCAGGAGAATCCTCATGACAGAACTTTATAGACTATCTGGTGATGATCCAGAAACAAATCCAAATCCAAATATAAGTCAACCAGAGACCAATAACTATCTGGCTACTAATTTTTTCCAATTGAATATCGAGAGAATACCTCTGGTCACATACTCATGCCAGTCTGTAAATCTACCATCATTAAGTATTTCTCCACAGGATCTACCTGCTCCAAATTTCGGTGTACCATTTACCATCCCAGTCGGTAGATACACTTATGAAAATATATCAATTTCATTTATTGTAGACGAAAAAATGGAAAATTGGCTACAAGTCTACAACTGGATGCAGCAAATGAGTACACCGGAAGATTATACAACAAATACGCAAACCTATTCAAATAAATTTTCAGATGGCACTTTAGATATTCTGAATGGTTCGTATAATACTGTTAGACAAATCAGATTTAAAAACATGTTTCCAATAGGTATTAGTGGCATTCAGTTTTCCACTGTAACCGTTGATACCGAACCAGTGGTTGCCACAGCAACATATGCGTTTACATCATACGAAATAACAGAGGTAGATAAAGAAGGAGTAGTTACCCCACAATGAACTTAAGTGAACTTTATGATATGGTTAAAGTCGATTTAAAAATTGACGAAACAGAACTAGACAAAGAATCTCTCAACACTCCCGTTCTTCATAATAAGTATCTTGTTTTTCATGGAAATGAAAAACTAAAACTACACAAATTAAACTCTGATCTCAAAATACAGAAGAGAGATAAGTGGCTGTACTATACTGGAAAAATGTCTCAGGAAGAACTAGATGAAAGGAACTGGGAACCATTCGATCTAGTTGTACTAAAGACAGATATTGATAAGTTTATTGAATCTGATAGGGATCTAATAACCTTACAGTCTAAGATAAAATATCAAGAGCAAATTGTTGATTATCTCGAAAGTGTAATCAAGATAGTTTCAAATAGACAGTGGAATATTCGTGCAGCACTTGATTGGATCAAGTTCACTCAAAATGCATAAATAATGTATATGAGTGACATCGTCATAGAAAATTTAGATCCTGTTAACATCAAGATACACTGTGATGAGTCTATATCAAAAGAATTAAACACATTTTTTACTTTTCAAGTTCCAAATTACAAATATACACCAGCGTATAAAAACAAAAAATGGGATGGTCAAATACGACTGTTCAATTCATATACTAAAAAAATATATGCTGGTCTACTCAAGTATATTGTAAAGTTTGCAGAAGATAAAGATTACTCTGTAGAATACGAAGTAGAAACTGATAATGACGTTTGTATCTCAGAAACAAAATCGTTTGTTGACTCCCTAGAGATAGAGTCTCGGGGAGAAAAAATAACCCCACATGACTACCAAATAGATGCCATAAATCACTCAATAAAAAATGAGCGATGTTTATTACTTTCACCCACGGGAAGTGGTAAGTCACTGATAATTTATTCTCTAGTAAGGCACTATGCAGAAAAACTAAACGACGGGGAGCAAATACTAATCATTGTACCAACCACTAGTTTGGTATCCCAGATGTACAATGATTTTAGAGATTATGCTGGTTCAAAATGGGATGTTGATTCTAACTGTCATGTCATATTTTCTGGTCAGGATAAAGTTTCACCCAAGAAAGTGGTAATATCAACTTGGCAGTCAATCTATAAACTTCCTGTGGATTATTTTAACTCGTATAAAGTTGTTATTGGAGACGAAGCACATCAGTACAAGTCTAAATCATTGACTGGTATAATGACAAAAATGTTAAATACTGATATTCGTATAGCTACTACGGGGACACTTGATAACGTCAATGTGCATAAGTTAGTAATTGAAGGATTATTTGGTCCTGTTTATAAAGTAACATCGACTAAAGAACTCATGAGTCGTGATCTTCTGTCTAATTTAAAAATAGACTGTATCATGCTTCAGTATGACGAAGCCGATATTGCTCAAATAAAACGAGCACCATATATTGATGAAATAAAATGGTTGGTTCAGCAGGAGAAGAGAAATAAATTTATAGCTAATTTAGCTGACAGTATAACAGGTAACACATTATTATTGTTTAATTTTGTTGATTTGCATGGAAAACCTTTGTATGAACTAATACAAAAATTATGCAGTAATAAAAAAGTGTTCTTTATTCATGGAGGAACAGACATTGAGCAAAGAGAAAAAATTAGAAAAATTGTTGATGAGGAAACGAATGCTATACTCGTTGCTTCCTACGGAACCTGCTCTACTGGTATTAATATTCGCAATATTAACAACATTATTTTTACTTCACCATCTAAATCTGTGGTTCGAGTACTCCAATCTATAGGTAGGGGTCTTAGACGTTCAGATAGAAAAGATAGTGTTAAATTATATGATATTGGAGATAACCTAACATATAAATCACATAAGAACTATTCTTTCAGACACATGGATGCAAGAACTAAAATATATACTAATGAAAAGTTTGAATTTAAAATAGTGCCGATAACTCTTTAAGGAGACATGCATGAGTAAGAAGTATCAAAAAGGGAGCACACCATATAGAGTATTGAAACTTCAGAGTGGTGAAGAACTAATTACTAAAATTGGTGGTAAAAAGGCTGATAAAATAATTTTAGATAATCCAATGATTATAAAATCATCGACTCAATCTGACATGTTTGGTAGAACTAAAGAGATATTTTTTCTAAGAAAATGGATTTGTGGAACATCAAGCAATATCATAAAAATTCCAGAGTCGTTTATAATTTCTTGGAACTCTCCATCAAAAGAAGTCTCATACATGTACTCCATGGAAGAAGAGCATGAAAAAATGGAAAAAAATAAAGAAGTAAATCCTATAAAAAATATGCCCAGTCATCTCCAGGCGTTGCTTGATGAGCTAGAGAAGACAAAAGATAAATCTGATTTTGTTTTTATGAACATGGCTCTTCCACCAGAACTAGCAAAAGAACTATTTGAAGATGGTCTCTTAGATATGAATGATGATGATCAGATTTTAGACTTTGACGAGGAAGACATAAACGATCATCTTTATACTGGAGAGGATACAAGTGATCCAAACTATGGAAATAGATGGACTGATTGGAATCCAGATCCACTGGGTGATGAGTATAATTAAGTACTTTAAGTATACTTAGAATATCCTTTTCATCCCCTACACGGGGAATTATAAGGGGGTATTGAATTTTGTCAATAAAAAAATTGATTTTTACTTTTCAGTTTGTATAATTGTGACAGAAAGAGGAATTATGTCAAAAAGTAACCATTACATCGATAATAAAGAGTTTTTCTCTGCTATGTGTGACTGGAAAGATGAAATTAAAGTCTCAGAAGATCAGGGAGAAAGTAAGCCACCAGTTACTAATTATATCGGTGAGTGCTTCATGAAAATCGCAGAAAGGTTAGCACAAAAACCAAATTTTGCAATGTATCCATACAAGGATGAGATGATTAGTGATGCAATTGAAAATTGTATAATGTATGCACACAATTTCAATCCTGAAAAATCAGTAAACCCCTTTTCTTATTTTACTCAAATAATATACTACGCATTTCTTCGTAGAATAGAAAAAGAAAAAAAGCAAAGTTATATTAAGTTTAAGCTAATGGAGATGCATGATGATGGCACGGTTTCCACATGGTTAAAAGAAAATTACTTTGAAAAAAACAACGATACTGAGGCATTGAGAGAGCACTTTCGTTTGTCCAAGGACGATGTTGATAGATTAGCTAGTAAAAACAAAAAGAAAAAAGGTTCCACTGGACCATTTGAATGAAAATAGCAATTCTAAATGATACCCACTTTGGGGCAAGAAATGATTCTTCAATATTTCTAGATCACTTTCTAGATTTTTTTGAAGAACAATTTTTCCCATATTGCAAAGAAAATAACATAGACCAAATAATTCATCTTGGTGATCTCATGGATCGTCGTAAGTATGTGAACTTTAAAACATTACATGAAGTTAGAAAGAGATTTTTTGAGCATTTAGATAAAAATAAAATACATATGCACTGCATAGTAGGTAATCATGATACTTTCTATAAAAATACAAACGAAGTTAATTCGATGAAAGAGTTATTTGCAGGAAAAAATGATTATTTTAGTCTTTATGAAGAGCCTGTTAGTGTTCAGTTTGATGGACTTTGTGTTGGGTTAGTTCCGTGGATAAATGATGAAAATCGAGAGAGGTGTGCCGAGTTTCTTAAAACTTGTAGTTGTCCTATAATTGGTGGTCACTTTGAACTGAATGGTTATGAAGTAATGCGCGGTGTAAAGTTTAGACACGGCATGTCAGACGAGTTACTTCAGAGATTTGAAATGGTTCTTTCCGGTCACTTTCACAGCAAGAGCACCAAGAAAAATGTGTATTATCTAGGAACACAGTATCAAATTACTTTTAGTGATTTACACGACAAGAAAGGATTTCATGTTCTCGACACCAAGACTCGCGAGGTTGAGTTTGTAGAGAACAATCGGCGTAAGTTTTATCTTATAAACTACGATGATACAAATCCAGAGGACCTTGTCAACTTAGATTTTAAAAGTTATAGGGACTGTTATGTAAAAGTTGTTATTAAAAATAAGACCAAACGAAAATTATTTGATGCCTTTCTTGATACACTATACAAACATAAAGTAGTTGATATCACTGTTGTTGAAGATATGGCAGACTTTAGAATTGAAGAATCTGATATTGACATGGCAAAAGATACCCTTACAATAATTAATGATGAGATTGATTCTGACGTTGAAATTAAGGAAAAATCTGAAATCAAACAAATTATTCGAGATTTGTACATGGAAGGTTTGAGTAACTGGGAATAGTATGTTAACATTTAGTAATGTCCGGTTTAAAAATTTTGGTTCTTTTGGGAATGTAATTACAGAATTACAACTCGATAAACATAACACTGTTTTGGTCTCAGGAAGAAATGGTCATGGTAAGTCTTTTGCTCTTCTTGACGCTATTACTTTTGGTTTATTTGGTAAACCATTTCGTAAAGTAAATATTCCGCAACTCGTTAATACAGTAAACCAAAAAAATTGTTTGGTTGAGGTAGAGTTTTCTACACCTAAGCATAAGTATAAAGTTGTTCGTGGATTGCAACCAAAAATCTTTGAAATTTACAGAGACGGTGATCTTTTACCACAAAACGCCAAATCAAAAGATTATCAGAGACTATTAGAAGAACAGATTTTAAGAATGAACTATAAGTCATTTACTCAGATCGTTATCTTAGGTTCTTCATCTTTTGTTCCATTTATGCAATTAAGTCCTGCTGATCGACGAGAAGTTATCGAAGATATTTTGGACATTAAAATTTTTAGTGTAATGAATGGTTTACTTAAGTCTAAGGTATCTGAACTCAAAGAAAATTTGAATATTATTCAGAATAAAATTAATATTTCTAACGAAAAGATAAATTTACAACGAAGTCATGTTGATACTTTGGAGACAAAAAGTCAAGAGCGCATAGAAAAAAGTCAAACTAAGATTGAGTCTTTAATCGAAGAGGGTAAAGAAACTCAATCTAATATGTCTGATTTATCAGAAAAACTTACAAAGATGCAGAACGATCTTCCTGATAAAGAACAGTATGCAGATAGTCTTAAAAAAATAGAAAAGACCGAGAGCACTCTTGAAAGTGATGTGAAAAGACTACACAAAGACATCACTTTCTATGCGTCAAATGCTAGTTGTCCTTCATGTAAGCAGGAAATTGATGAGGGATTTAGACAAACCATTCTTGACCAAAAGACAAAGGAAAAGATCCTCATTGAAGAACGGCTTTCAGGTGTTGCTCAACTTATAACTGATACTTTAAACAAGATAAATTCTATCGAAGATATAGAAAGTGATATACGAAAAAAAGAAAAGGTTATTGTTGAGCAACAAAGTATTTTAAAGTCACTGTATTCTCAGATTCAATACATCGAGCAAGAAATACAGGATATAGAAACAAACAGAGAAAATATAGATGTAGAAAAAGTGAAGCTACAGGAGTTTGTTCATGATAAAGAATCCTCTCTGGAGGAGAAGGAATTGGTATTAAGTCAGAAATATAATTATGATATTGTTCATGATTTGTTGAAGGACGCAGGTATTAAGTCTAAGATTATTAAGTACTACTTACCAATCATGAACAAGTTAATTAATAAATATCTCTCATCAATGAACTTTTTTGCAAACTTTACGTTGGACGAAGAGTTTAATGAGACAATTAAAAGTCGTCATAGAGATACTTTTAGTTACATGAGTTTTAGTGAGGGAGAAAAACTACGGATTGACCTTGCACTAATTTTATCGTGGAGAGAGATTGCAAAGATAAAGAATAGTGCAAATTGCAATTTGTTAATCTTAGACGAAGTGTTTGACTCATCTCTAGATTCTATGGGCACTGATGATCTTATGAAACTACTAGAGGATCTGTCTATAAATACTAATATATTTGTTATTAGTCATAAAGCAGATCAGTTAGCAGATAAATTCTCAAACTATCTGATATTCGAAAAGAAAAATAATTTTAGTAGGATAAAATAAATGAAAGAGATGAAACCACAATATCAATATAGAGCTATTGTTAAAAAAGTAGTTGACGGAGATACAGTTGATCTCTTAGTTGATTGCGGATTTAATATCATGAGAAAAGAAAGAATTCGCTTTTATGGTGTAGATGCATGGGAGGTCAGAGGAGAGGAGAGGGAGCGAGGCCTAGAGGCTAAGAAGTTTGTGCAAGATCTTCTCCCCATTGGTTCTGAGGTGGTAGTTGTCACGGGTAAGGAACAAGGAAAGTTCGGTAGATATCTTGGTGAAATATTTGTAGATGATAAGAGTCTAAACCAATTGCTACTCGAAGAGGGACACGCAGAAGTTTATAAGTAATGCCAAGTCTATTTGATTATGATTTAGGTGATTGGACGGACCCATTTCCTGCTCCTGTAATCGAGGAGCATGGTGGGTTTATGGTTGTTCGTGACGATCTACTTGATGGTGGATCTAAGATGCGTTTTGCAGATTGTTTAATTAAAAGTGAACCGGAGATAGAAGAATGGGTATATGGGAGTTCTCCCGCAACTGGATACGCACAGATTTCACTTTCTTACTTATG